TCCTTCCGTTAAATGTAAAAAATGTTCTACACTACCAGCACCTTCTGCTGTGTTGTAGTGTTCTTTCCAATACTTTGCTAGTCCTTCTTTACTATTCTCAATAGGTTCTGGTACACGCCAGTACTTAATCCTACAATGCAAGATACCAGCAGCAATATTAGTGCGAAGAATCCAGTCCCAATTATCAAGTTGAGGGTCAATAAAGTGATAAGGGTCAATACCAAGAATATCTGAAGCAGCTTGCATAAGTTCAGGACGAGCTGATATAAAATTTTTACAGTTGTCCACAGCTGTCTCTGGCTCAACTTGCCAAAAGCTTTTTGCCGGACCTGGGCCAATTTGTTCAATGTATTCGTACTTACTTTCCACAAGTCCAGTTGCGTAGACAATATCCAAAGCTTCTTTCTTCGCATACTTATCTCCTAATTGAATGCAAACGTCCTTAATTAGTGATTTTATTTGAGTATCTTTAACGCTCACACTGTCTCCTATTAAATTTAACGTTATAAACACAAACAAGATGTGTATAATCTTCATCAGTACAAGGTACTAAAAATTTGTTATTTATGTCAAGGTTTATCATTTCAGTATTAAACTTTCGCCGTCTGGGGCAACTTCAAACTCTCCTGTTAGTACGCTTGAATCTCCAGCAGCAGGTACAGAACCATAGAAAGATTTACCAGTAGCTACTCTAACACCATCTTTAAATACCTTTATAGCATCTTTAGCTGGTTTTTTTACATCAGAGTTCTTAGCAAATGTTTTTAATTCTTTTTGTTCTGCTGGTCCTTTTTGTTGAACGAACTCTAGTTCAAACATTTTACCAAATTCTTTTCTAATAACTTTAAGTCTACCATTATGATATTGTATAACTTCTTCTCCATTCTTCATTTCGCTTTTACCAACAGCTCCACGTTTTATTTGTTTATTAGTACCTGCTATTCTTCTACCTTTAGTTAATGACATTATCTTTGTCCTTTCGCTCTTAATATAACTGATAAATCTTGCAGTTCAAATGTAGCACTTACAGCTCCAGAAGCTTGTATTTGTAATGATTTACCACCTCTGTTTGCAGTTGCTATTGTAAATTCTTCTGTTCCCATACTAGTCGCATTTAATGCATTAGCATTTGTGTCATCTAAAAATATGTCAGAAGGAGCAGCTCCATCTAATCCAGCAGATATTACAGCCGCGTTTCCATCTTCATATGTAGCATATATAGAATAAAATCTTTTATCTACAGAAGGTAATTCAAAATCTATTTCTTTCGTTTTTATATCTATAGTCTGTGCTGCAGGTGTAGGGTCATATCTTTTAAACGTACCACTATCTGCTAAGCAAACTAATTCTTCTCCATATACTACAAAGTTACTTACCTTGTCTCCTTCTAAAACACTAGTGCTATTTATATTTACAATAGAATTTGTTTGTATATCATACAAATATCCTACAGGACTTGTATCGTTAGTATCTCCAATAACTAAAATTTGATTCTTTTTAGGAACATACCCTACAATTGCTGTTGTAGGTTCTATATTTGTTTGCCAAGTTGCGTCATCTATAGTACTAGATAGTTTTTGTATACCTTCTGAGTAGCTAAACATTCCGTGTTCATTCACCCATACTAATCCTAAATCTGATTTACATACTGCTCCAGGAGATTGTACTCCTCTATTTTCTAATTCTGCTTCTACATACCAACCAGCATCAGAACCTGAAGCTATGTTAATAACAAATAGTTTATCTTTTTTATAAACAAATAATTTATCTTTAAACTCTGCTAGTTTAACAATCTCATCTCCGTCGTTTGTTCCTATATCTAAATAAAAACTTTGTGGAAACAAATCATACTTTCTTACAGGAGTATATTGTATTCTATCTCCCATAACTTTTGTTCTACCTTCAGAATCTACGTAGTCTATATTTCCAACAAAAGCTCTTTGGTTAGCTACAACCGCAGTTTTGTAACCATAAGCCGAGTTACCATTAAATGATATTTCTTTTTCATCAGAAGAATATCCGTTAATAGTAGCATAAGTATCAAGCCCTGGTTGTTTAATAGCATAAGCCCTAGTATCTGAGTTTACATTTTTAGAATCGTTAGTAACATTATAACCACTCTTATCTTCAAAAGAGTCAAAGTCATCTGCTAAAGATATTCTAGAACCTTGTTCAAAATCTATATCTAACAACATAGTAAATTCATCGTCAGGATTATTAATATCTCTTAAGTATATTCTCATTCCTTGTATTTCAGCTAGCTTAACATCTCCGTCTCCTATAGAAACACTGATGTTTGGAAACTGTCCATCTGTTAATGTAATAGTTCCATCTGCTGATATATTTGTTAATCCTGTAGATATCTTAGATTCTTGATTACCATAGTATACATAGCTAGCACCAAAAGTATAAGTACTTGCAGGCCACAGTCCATCTGTTCCACTAGGTAATGTTTGTACTAAAAAGTCAGAACTAGGGTTTTCTCCTTCTTCTGCTCCACTAGCTGCAGCAACACAATCTTTAGCGTCACTATCTTCAAAGTCCGCATTTACAGGTCCAGCAAATCCATCATCAATTAAATCCATTCTTTCTGTAAGAGCTGCATATCCATCTGCACTTCTTACCAATCTTTGTAAAGCTATAGTTTCAGAAGCATTGCCTAGTACAGAATCTGCTATCCTTAATCCACCGTCTGCATAATAAAACACTGGCTTACAAGTAGAAACACTACCTAAGTCAGCACTATGCCAAGCAGCTAAAGCATTTGATGTTGGTCCTACATATACTTCTGCATCTCCATTTACATAAACTAAATGTTCTCCAGTAGTTGTAGTTCCACTAGCTTCTGGTGGACCATCTACATTTATTTTAAATAGACCATATCCTGGTTGATGATTATCTACATTGCTAGTTATAGACGTTGATAAGTTCTTAAACTCTCCAAGAGTTCTTACTCTACCAACAGAACTTACGTCTACATTAACAGCTTCTGCAAGAAAGTTTGCGCCAATATCTCTCGCCGCGTCTCTGTTGTTTAGCCCGCCTTCAAATCTATTTATTGGTACTGAGACTTTAGGCACTACGTTTTACCTTTTCAAAACTACGCATTCCTCCAAGACCTAAGAGTCCCATTAAAACTGTAGTCAAAGTTGTCATATCAAACTCAGGTAATACCACATTATATCCAGCAACTCCTAAAATAAATGCTAACATTGGTTGTAATACAAAATGATAACATAATGCAAAAGCGCAAACCCAGCCAACGAAAGGTCTCCAACCGCTTTTAAACAAACTACTAGAACCTGCTTCTATCTTATTAACTTCTATTTGAGCTTTATTAATCTCCATAATTAACTGTGCTTTTTCTTCTTTGTCTAACGTAAACTTATCTACGTGTCCAGCAACTTTGTCAATTATATTTCCTACTACACTTAACTTAGGCATATTCCGCACCCACATTCACAATTCATATTATCTCACTCTTCCTCTTTTTGCATCTGGTAAAAGACCAGGTCTTAACATATCTCTACCTTGTCTTCTTGTGAAGAATGGCTCAAAGTCATCTTCATATACACCAGGGTTAAACTCTCTAAGAAAGTCTCCAATAGTTTGACCTTCTCCTAAATTAATTTTTTCCATACCTCTTGCAAGTCCTGGCAATTCGTCTGAACCTGCTCCTAATTCAAGACCAAGTAACGACGCAAGAACTTCGCTAGTGCTTTGTCTCATAAGCTCATTATAGGTAGACCTTTCATCTTTAGGATTTGCAGTTCTAGTTTGTTTAGAAAAATAAGTAGTATCTTGTTCAGGGCTTACAAATGCATATATTGCGTCCATTATATCTTCTTGTTTTCTACCTTTACCTTCAGATGACATTCTAGTACTAATAGGTTGTTGCCCTATAAGTTCTCCTATATATTGATTCATAAACTCTTCTTCTGTCGGGACATTAAATCTTTCACTTCCCTTATTTCTATCTGAAATAAGATGTCCAAAGATTCCTCTTCCTGACAAGTCAGCAGATAATTTAGTTCCTTTATCTGTTTGTTCTCTTGTTAACATATCTGCCTCAGCACTTTTGTCTCCAAAATATTCTAAGATTTGTGAACCAAAAATATCTCTTAATGTTTTTTTATTTTTGTTATCCATTTTATCTACACTTCCACCTTCTTCTTGCCTGCCTTATTCTAGAATTAGGATTGTTTCTAGTTTTAGCAGAGCTTCGTTTTAATTGTCCTAAAGACCTAGCGCAATAAGACTTTCTTCTTTTAGCCGCCTTGCTACCTTTCTTTACTTTACCAGTAACAGCAGTCTTAAGTTTACTACCAGGGTTAGCTCTTCTATAAGCTTTAACGCCTTTCTTTGTCATTCCAGCACCTTTTTTAGTAGGTCTGTAATTAGCGTTCTTACCCTTAGTTGTTCTTCTTATTGCTTTTGCTCTTTTTCTCGCCATTTTCTTCCTTAAAAATATTTTTATTTACACCTTTATGTCTAAATATCTTTTCCCAACGTTCTTCCCATTGTTTCATAGGTATGCCCTGTCTAGGCTTATCGCCTTTACCTGCTCCGTTTGGTCCGTTAAACATTAGTATATTAACCAATTGAATCCAACTTTGGACTCATAACTTTGTACGTCATACATATTTAAGTATCTACCTTCTAGGAATACTCCAAACTTATTAGTAAGTTTCCAACCATATACTAAACCTAAATCATAATCCATACCATTTTCTGCTACTTCATAATTAAATGAATAGTCAGACATACCTTTAGTTACTGGATATGCAGTTGCCCAGAAGTGAAACCAGTTCTTAGGAGTATACTTATAATAATCTGCGCCTACACTTAGAGACAATTCGTTTTGATATCCTAAGTCTTTTGCATATTCTTCATTGTATTCTCTTACAATCTGACCGTATATTTGTTTATAAAATTGGTCATCTGAGTTTGCTACTAAGTTACCTTCAGCGTCCCACCATAGATAGTCAAAGTATTGATAGCCAAACTGAGTTGTTTGTTCTGTCCACTCATCAGTATAACCATAAAAATATGCAAACTCCCAGAAAGGTACAAACTCTCCAGTGTCAATTCCTTGTTCGTCCCACCATAAATCAATAGGTCTAAAGTCTAAATATGCAGGGTGGCTTCTACCTGCAACTCCTAATGATAAAGCTAAGTCGCCAAAGTTTTTCTTAAATCTCATATCTAAAGCTGCAAACTCTACATCTTCTAATCCTCTTGAATCATAGTTTAGTTTTATAAGAAACTTATCTCCTAAATAACGAAGCATATATTGTTCGTTAACAAACTCTTCTCCAAACTCTTTGTGGTCTGAATACTCTATTACGTATTCCCAACCAGTAATATTACCAATAGCAACACTTTCATTAATCGGTGCTTCTTTACCAGTATACCAAACCTCTGGTTTATTTTCGTAGCCAAATCGTGCTAACTTTCTAATACCAAATGTCATAATACTGTGGTCTTCTAATTCTTCTTGCAACTCTTGTAGTTGTCCACCAGATACCTGGTATTGTAATTCTTTTGTTACTGGACTACTAAAACTATAAGCACCATATATTGTACTAAACTTAAAAAAGTCTTGTGCAGATATAGTTGTAAGTAATAACAAGCAACCTAATATTTGTTTATAAAACAAACTTAAATAGTACATCATTGGAATCTCCTTAACATTATTTTATCTATTTCTTTGTTAATTTCTCTTTTAATTTTATCTTCATCTAAATCAAAAGATAAACCAGCTTCAAATCTTTTTATTTCTTTTCCATATTCAAACATAATAATAGTTGGAACAGATTTAATATTCCATTCATTAGCTAATACTGCTCCATATTGTTTGTCATCTATACTTGCATTAAACCATTTACAATTTTTTAGTTTACCTAACTCTATGGAAGCTTTTATATTCCAATCTGCGTTAACTTGAACTATAACACATTCATCTTGACTAAGCAATTGTATTTGCTGTAAATCTTTTAATTTACCCTGCGAGTATAAGGGTGATTGCCATAACAATAATCCAAGCAACCATACCATACCATAGTAATAATTCATCTCTATACCTCATTTTTGCATCATCATACGTTCAATATTCTTAACATCTTCACGCATTTCTTTTTGTTGTTCTTTAATTTCTGTTACATCTTTTTCTGTTTCTAAGATTGTATTTCTAATCATTTGGTCTTTTAAGTCATATTCTGTTCTACCAATTGGTGGTTCGGGCAACTCTTTTGCTTCTTTAATATCAGCTTGCAAAGTAAACCACATACCAACAACCATAAATATAGTAACAGCTAAGGATATTAATGTCTCTAAACTAAATGTAAATTTACTATCTTTACTTACTTCTGTTGCCACTTTATTCTCCTATTTCTGAATGTACTAATACGCCGCCTGCGTAAAAGTTGTTGTTCTTTGTTAATATTGTATAAGTTTCTGTTTCATCTGGACTTAATAGATATTTTTCAACTTTTCTTATATTGTCCATAAATCTTATTTCATCGCCTTTTTTTATTTCTTCGGCATCTAAATCATATAATTCTTTTGCTTTTACTGGGTCAACACAAACCATATTTCCATCTGCTTTATATATAGGGTGGTCTTTAGTAATTGCCAATCCTTTGCTATATGTAGATATTTTTTTTCCGTCTTCTGTATGCGTATAAATAACATCTTCCATATCTTCAAATCTATAAATAACTAAATCATTATGTCTTGGTTTTTCTATTTTAAGTATTTCTACCTCTTCAACAGAATTAGTTTCAAAGTTGTAAGACATAATCATATCTCCAACTTTTAATTCACTTATATGTTTATAGTAATCTTTACAATTTACTGGTACCCACTCTGCAACACAAAATCCACCAAAACTTGTAACATTGGTAAATACAGTCATATCAGCATTAGTAACACTATTAACTGTCCAAGTTATTGTTCTATTAACAGTTTCTGTGTGAACTGAGTGTGGCTGGAAAGCAAATCTTGCGTTAATAGTATCATTTGATGAACTCATACTTACACTACCTATAGCAGAATTATTTACTATAGTTTCATACCCACTACCACTATTACTTGTACCACCACCAAAACCACTGCTTGCAGTTCCAGGGTCTCCTGTGCTTGATATAGCAACTAAACAACTTCCTCTTACTGTTCCTGAGGTTGTATTTGAATCTATTCCTACAGTACCAGTTGGGTCTGTCATATCGTTTGTACTTATTGCGTGTGTTGAAATGCCGTCTCCTGGCTCTAATCCAATAAATCTAATTGTTGTATCACTCCAAGTACCAAATGATGTAGCACCAGCAGCATCGTGGTCATAACTATAAAACTCAGACATAGCGTGTGGTGCATTGCCGTCTGGTCTATCATCTGAATCATTATTAGTGTTAATAGTAGCAACAGTTCCATCGCTTGCTTCTTTAAGTGAAATTTGTCCTGAAGCTCCAAGCTCAGTTCTAATCTCACTCATATTTATTTCACCTGATGCAGTCAAGCTCATTTTTTAAGTTCCTCTATTTCAGCTTTTAATTCTTTAATTGATTCTACTAATACTGGAACAAGCTTTGCATAGTCTACAACTAAGTGAGCTTCTTCATCGTTTAATCCATCTACTTCTTTTACAAGTTCTGGAACAACTTCTTGAACCTCTTGTGCAATAAATCCAATATCGTGTTTACCATCTAATTTTTCTTTCCAATCAAACTCTACACCACGAAGTTTTAATACGTCTTCTAAGCCATATCTAACATCTTTAATATTCTTTTTAAGTTTTTTATCTGATGATATACTACTAGAGTATGCAATAATATCTGCGTTTGCGTGGAATGTTCCACCATCTGCCATCATAAAATCTTCAACATTATCTATCTTAAATTGAATCTCACCAGCAGTTCCAAAGTCAATATACTCATCATCAACATCTCCTACTTTACCAGAAGCTGTATTGAATCCAGCAGCAGTTATGGTTCCACTCGTAGTATCATTAGCATCGTTCTTTAAGAACGCATCATCTACATTAAAAGTAGTACCTGATAAAGAAATGTTTGTACCAGCACTATAAGTAGTATTGGTATTTGTATCAGTAGCATTAACATTTGTACCAGATATCGCTAAGTTACTATTAGGTGTCGCAAAAACAACTGCTCCAGCTGAGTCGTCCCAGATAAGAAGTCTGTCTGCACCAGGGTCACTTAAACTTTCAATACCTAAATGTGATAATGCA